ACGGCGCAGCATATTCGCGCTTACCGCCGACCGGGGGTCCGCCCCGCTTTTTCGCTCTCGGAGCTTCTTCCACAGTGTCTTCCCCATACTTGTGCGGTAGCCGCTTGGCCACGCGATTGTCGAGTTCAATCCAATAGTCTTCCGTTGCCGGGTTGAACCCTTCGGAAGCGAGCCGCTTATCAATCGCTTGGACGATAGCGGAATCTTCGTCGCCGCCTTTAGGGTCGTACCAACTATTGGCTTCAATCCACTCTTTGGCATACGCCGCCACACGCGGGTCAGGACCGTCCTTCTTCGGCTGGTTTTTGACTTGGTTCTTGAACCCTTCTAGTTGCTTGCGCCGCTCCATGAGTTGATCACGGATGGCAAGCGCCTTGGCCACATCTTCGCCCTGACCCTGTTCAATGGCCTTGGCAATGATGCGCTCTACGGTCTGGATCTCTGCACTGGTTTCATTCAGGCGTTGATCCGCAGCCTGTTGGTCATACTCGGTCGTGCGCTTTTCAACCGCATTTAGACGGCGTTTGAACTCTTCATTCTCTGCACGCAAAAAAGCAAGTTCACGCTCTTTGTGCTCTATTGCCGCACGGCGACGGAACTTACGCTGCTGGCGCTGCTGACGCTTCTCTTCTGGAGTTAGCGCCTTGCGACCGCGAGGTTCATCTTCAACTTCCTCGTTGTCTGCATCAGCCAGCCGCTCATCGGATTCATCTTCCGCCAAAGCCTCAATCTCAGCCTCTTCCTGCTCTGGCTCAGGCGGGGTTTCTGTAACTACATATTCCTCTTGAGAGGAATCGTCGTTCTCGCTCAATTTTTCATTACTCATGGTTTAGCCCTCAGATAAACGCTTTGATGGCAAGCGGGTCACCCACTACGCCACCCACGATGTCTAGGTCATTAAAGATCACGAAAAGCGCCTCTTCGTCACTACCGAAGGGAACCTTCCACCGATCTCCGCCGTACTTGGGAACACGGACGTAATCGCCCGGTTTGCACCAAGATCCTTCCGGCCAAGACTCCATCGTGTTGCGATTCTTAAAGGCCAACGGCCCAAGGCTTACCACCTTGGCAATCTGGGTATTCCAGATTTCCGTCTCTCGCGTTTCGGTGTGCAGAATGATTCCGCCTTCGGACGTACGCTTTGCCGTACGAATCTGCACCAAAACACGCGAACCAAATGGAATCAAACCCGGCTCTACACTAGGAAAAGCCTGTTCTAACGTAGCCATTAAAGATCCTCTAGGTCGTCTTCTTCCGCTTGTAGAAGTCGATCAATGTAAGTTAACGCGGCCTGCAACCCGGCGTAAGTGCCCACTGCCTTGCCATATTCAAACGAAGCATCCTTACCCTCAAGCTGCCGCTTCATCGCGTCGTGTGCGACACGAGCCTTGGCCCGCTCCAATTCATCAATGATGCGTTCAATCATGCGTTCTTTTTACCCTTTGACATCAATGCAGGCGTTGCCTTGGGGTCGCCCTTTACCCCTTTGGTCCCATCGACCATACCTTTTTTCGGACCACCGTTGACCATCTTCTGGCCCGAAACAGCCATACCCATGGCCATCATCTTGTGTTGGTTCATGTAATCGTTTGCCATAAATCACCTTTAAGGATTGATACCCGTACCTGTTGAAACACCGACCTTTTCGCCTGTGATGGCTTCCATCGCGGCAATCTGCTTTGCGGTGTCGTTGTCTTCGCGGTTCGTGACCAGCTTGACATTGAGTTCCGCCGCCTGACGCTTGTCGAGTCGGTCCTGCTTGAAAACTTCGCGCTGCAAATTGGCCTCTTGTCGAACTTGGCTGTCCTGAACTTCCTTCTGAAGTTTTGCCTGAGCCAATTGCAACTCGGCCTGCTTGACCTGAATGTTGGCCTGATCTGCCGCAGCCTTGCGCTGCGTTTCTGCCATCTGCGCCTGAGCAGCCGGATCCACTTGCTGATTCATTCCCTGCATCTGCTGGAGGATGCCAACAGCCTGCTGGACGATTTGCGGGATCGCTGAGAACGCTTCCTGCGCATCCGGTACGACACGCTGAGAGGCCGCTGCCAACATCTGGTCAAATGACTTTTTGACCTCTGGATCATTCACTTTCTGGAATTCGGAAATACTACGACCCGCAGCAGTCGAGGCCACCTCAAATATATGGGTCGCGTACCAAAGAGCAATATGCTCCTTGATGTGATTAAGAATCGCGGGAATGTAGGTCCCCGCTGTGAGCATAGAAGAACCCAGAACGGGGCTCGTGAGATAATCAAGATGAACTTGCAAGTGCGCAAGATGGTCTTGTTCTGGGAACGCACTAACCGGACGCCCAAGAGTTGCAGCCACGTTTTCATTGACGGCATTCATCTCCTTTGGCGTCGGAGCGGGCAATAGCAATTCTTTCGGATTCGGTACGCGCAACTGATTCAGAATGCGCTCTTCAACCTTGCGAATGTCATAAACCTGAGGCAGCGCCAAAGCACGCTGGGCAATCGCCTGAACCTGCGCGTAACGCTGGGCCTCAGAGAAAATGTTCGGGTCCGAAACGGGCACCACATCCATCGGACCGTCAAAGTCCGAACGCTTGACAAGCAACTCACCCGTCTCGTTCTTGACCTCTTCGTCCTCAAGGTACATCTGGTTGAGCCGGTGCAGCACTTTGAGGGTGCGGCCCATCGCATCATGCAAACGCGCATGAATCGCAGAGAACACGGCCATGCCCTGCTCAATACGGGCCAATTGCGTGCCGACCGGCATGTTGCCTTGGTTCTCAGAGATGTCTTCCAGCGTCGTACGAACCACGCCCTTACCGGACTCAACCAAGAAACCCAACAACTGCATCAAAGTCTGCGACGGCTGGTTAAAGGGAATCGGCATTGCGATCTTGCGGATGTCATCGCTAAATGCGCCGCCTTCGATTTCCTTCACCTCGGTCGGATCAATGCGCTCGGACTGACCGCCTTCACGGCCACCCTTCAACTTCAACATGCCGGGGAAGTTGGCAATGTGCGCACTATCAAGAAGCGCACGCAGGGCACCCGTTGCCGCTGCCGAAATGCCGCCAATCATCTGCGGGATACCAATGGGGTACGCCCCGCGCCACGGCACAAACGGAAACTCAATGATCCACTGCATCTCTTCCATGGTCGGGTCTTCTTCCCGCCAGTTCCGGTAGATGCTCAAAACTTTGCCGGTGATTTTGTCGATGGAAATGATGTACGGCGCTAGACCGTATTCTTCTTCCAGATCCGAAATCACATAGATCTCAAAGATCGTCCGCAGCCCATCGTCGTTGTAAGCGTTAGAGTTACGACCTTCGATCTTGTTGTTTGCCGTCTCGGACTTTGAGTACTCCGGCTCAACCGACGCGACCGGAAGATCCACATCGCGATACATCCCAGAGCGAACACGCTGGAGATACTCAATCTCCGTCACGTATTGGACGTGCGTCTTGCGCTCGGCGCTGTAAAAGTTCGTCGCCGCAAAGGGCAAATAAATGTCATCAATCGCAACATAAAGCGGAACCGGGCGCTTCTTGTTCGCGTCCCACGAGAGCTTCATGTACTGCGCACCGCCAAGCGGTACCTGAGTGAGAAGTTGCTCCAACTCTGCACGGAATTCCGGCATCTGCTGGGTCAACTGCCAATTGAGATACTTGGTCTTACGTTGCGCCTTGGCTACTTTGTCAGCGGTGGGGTCACCGAAGATATAATCTTTTGCAGGACCCTCAGGAGGGAAAAGTTCCTTGATGGCTCGCGCCGAGAAATCCACGCAGACCTCGGTGAGCATCGGGTGCACGACTTTACTTGCGCCCTGAAACGAAGCGCCGCCCGGTGCATCATCTCCAAGTCCCGTCCGTCGTAGCCCCTCTTCATACTGCTCGTCACGCTTCGACCGCGCCTCTTTGTCCTTGGCAATCTGACCCAAAAGATCTTGCGCCACAGAATCCATGTCCGCTTCCGGCATGGACTCGGCAAGGTTTGCATAAAACTCAGACTCCGCCGCCGGAACCGATTCCTCTCCAAAGCGAACAATCGCCCCACCGTCTTCGGTGTCTTCTACGTCAGACTCTT